TCTGGCAGCGCAGGAACACGAACGGCCTGTGATGAGTGTGGACGGGCAGACGCTGTTGACGGAAATCAGGTTGCTGGGCCGGGACGTCCGGGTCAGGATTGCGATGGATCAGGTGGAGGTGGCGGCGTGAGCGACTTTTTCAGGCGAGCCCTTCAGCAGCAGAAATGGGAAACCGGCATCGCTAAAGATGAAGACCACGCGGCGCTCTGGACAATGTTCAAGCACGCATTCATCGAGGCCGGCTGCTCCGTTGAAGACGTGGAAAATGCCGCCGGTTTTGCATTGGCAAGCCTGCTGAGCACGGCTGTTGACAGGAATGCTGTGCGGCTGTCCGCAAGAGTGCGCGTAAGCCTAAAACCCGAAGATCTAGAATTGGACCCCGAGGTCGATTATTCCGAAGAGCCGTGGCTTAGCAATGCTGAGCAGTTCAAGCTGTCAGTCCGGCCTTATCGCGATGCCGTCGATATGGATGGCAATGATTTTGCGCTTTGGCAGAATGGCGGCAACAACTTGAGCGCCAGCGTAGACAAAGGTGATCTTTTCACTGCCGGAAACATAGTGGTTCATTGGATGGGGTTTTCGTTCGGGCCGCAAGGATGGCTCAAAGAGCAAGGGGTTGACGATTCCTCCGAACCCTAGCACATTATGCGCTATCGCTAGATCCGCAGGCAAGGCCAAGGCCCCGAGCAGCGTAGCGATAAAGTGGGGCAGGGCACACGCGCATTAAGGCGCTCCCTTACCCCAAAGTGCAAAGCATTGCCAAAAGCCCCGCCGGCGAGCCAAGCCGTCTACACACTCAGACCACGTCCCTAGTCCCAAACGTGGACGTGCTTGGCTCTCCCGCCCGACTGGAGACATCCCACATGATCGACCTGTTACTCTCCCGCCTCGCGGGCGCCCTGCGTGCGGCCGAAGACAAGCTCAATTCCGCTGACTTCGCTGCCAAGCAATCCCGCCTCATCTCGCTGGAGCAAGAGGTCCAGGACGCTCTCGCCCGCCTCGATGCAGAGCGTGAAACCCTCGCCGCAGCCCTTGAAGGCGATGAAGCCGCCTACGAGGACGCCCAGAACGAGCTCACGCGCTACATCGCGCTGAACTACCTGTCCGACACGCTGTCCGAAGAGGACGACGACGACGACATTCTCGAACCCATCCGCGCCGTTCCAGAGCCGGACGACGAGTTTAGCACTCCCCGCGCCAATGGCGCTCTTTCAGACTGAACCCACGAAAGGGGCTGACCATGGCACAGATCAACGCACCAGACACCAACACAATCGGCTGCATCCTCGGCGGCGTGTCGCTTGCTTTCCTGCTCGACAACGTCGCCCTGTCCGGCGCTGTGACGAAGACCCTGCCGGCAGAGTTCGTGGCCGTTGTGGCTTACGTCATCTTCGCAGGCGCAGCTTGGTACGGATACAAACAACTGAAGAAGCTCGGCTAGTGTTCGGCTTCGCCATCACGCTGGCCCTGATTGCTGGCCTGTTCATAGCCATCGCAAGCGTCGCATGGCCGGAAAACTGAAAACCGAACGCGAGCAACTGGAAGCTGAGCTGATCCGCACAGACCGGACGCTCGCTCTGGATCGCCGAGAACTTGCTGCCATGCAGGCCCAGGTCGATGCCCTCGTCGAACACAGGCTGACTCTGGAAGCCAAACTGCACGCAATACGGAAGGCTAAGGCATGAGCATTGTCCGTTCCCCTGTGCGCAGTGTTGTCCGCTCGCCTGTGCAAAGCGTATTCGGTGGTGCAAGCCTGCTTGAGCAAGCGACAAGCGCGCTGGGGAATGTTGCCCCCTACCATTACCTCGACTTCATCAACAACCGCGCCCTGTATGCCGGAGCCGATGTCGGCAACGTCACGGGCGCGACGGGCTACAGCTTCACGCGGGCTTCTGACGGCTACTACACGAACTCCGACGGCACGCTGACGAACTTTGGCTCTGGCGCGCTTCGTCGCGGGGATCGGGGTGTGCTGATTGAGGGGAGCCGGACGAACCTGCTGCTCTACAGTCAGGATTTTGCCCAAGCGAATTGGGCTCTGGACAACTCAGGCGCGGTCAACCCAGTCGTGACGGCAAATTACGGCGCAGCGCCAGACGGCACAATGACTGCGGACCGCATCCAGCTTAACAAAACTGGCGGAACCTTTTGTCGGATACAGCAGAGCCTCACCGGATTGACGTCTGGAAATTACACCGCATCGGTCTGGATGCGGACTATTTCAGGAACTGCAAACGTCGGCCTGCGAAATGACTCGACGGGTATTAATTGCGTCGTAACGACAACTTGGCAACGGTTTTCAGTAACAATTGGCCCAGCTACTGTTGCTGGCGTGCAAATCCTGCTGTTTGACAGCATCCCCGGCAATGACGAGACCGCAGACATCCTCGCATGGGGCGCCCAGTTAGAACTTGGCGGCTTTGTAAGCTCTCCCATCCCCACAACATCAGCCAGCGTAACTCGTGCGGCTGACGTTCTGACGTATACGGCAGGGGTAAGCTACCCGCTCCAATTGTTTGCCGAATTCGAACGTGTCGTGGATACGGGGAACGATGAGTATCTGGTGCATGTTGTAAACTCTGGCACCGAGCGGGCGTTTATAGCTGTGAACGCCACCGATAATGCTGTCACTGGTCAAATCGTCACGGCAGGAAATACCGGCACGACGACCAGTGTTGGAACTGTGCCAGTTGGCGCAACGCGCAAAATAGCTGGACGGATTGCTCTAAACAATACGCAAGTGGCGCTTGCTGGAACCGTTGGCACTGCGGATGCCACGGCAGACTTGCCAGCTAACCCGACATTGCTGCGCGTCGGGGCGTTTGATGACACGCTCCGGCATCCCTTCGGCTACATCCGCAGGGTTGCCATTGTTCAGGGCGCCGGAACAGACGCTAATCTAACGGCGATGACATCGTGACCGACCGCCTAAACCACCTAATCTGGTTCGCCCTAGCCATCCTCGCCGGATGCGCAATCACCCGCCCTGTTGACGTAGCCCTAGCTGGTCAGCCTCCAGAACGCCTCACAGGCGACATCACCACGCTTGTCGAATGGAAGTCCGCCGAAGCCGTAGCCATCCGCTGCGCTCAACTGCAAGCCATCTCTGGCCAGCTTCCAACAGGTGGCCACGGCTGCGCATACGCCAAGGACGGCGGGCCGATCACGCTCGTCCTCCCGCGCGATCTGCACCCGCTGATCTCACACGAACTCGGCCACGCGCATCAACTGAAAGCCGGTGAGCCGGTCACGCATAAGGAATACCGCTGATGGCAATTGCAGTTACCCTAGACGCCAATGATGAAACCAACCCCGCCACGGGCACGTTCGTTGTCCCTCGCGGCCAGACAGCCAGCTACGCGCTGGACATCACCGGCACGATCACGATCACCCTCCAGCGCCGTATCGGCACATCGGGATGGATCGCAGTGGAGACCGGATACACAGGCGACACCACCAAACAAATCGAAGCCCCCGGTGAATACCGCCTGATAGCCTCCGGCACATCTGGTGGATCTGCTGTTACGAACCTGGCCCTCGACGTATGACCGACCGCCTGATCCGGGTTCTCCAGCAGGGGAAGCTAATTCTCCGAGGCTGCAAGCCCCGCGGCCGCTCAGTCGTCGCCAACCAGGACAGCAACGAAACGCTGCCCTACACGGTCAACTGGTCAAGCTGGCTCGGCGCTGACACCATTGCAAGCGTGGAAAACTACGCCACAGGCCTGACCCTCTCAGGCGCATCCAACACAACCACCACCGCAACATTCAAGCTTTCAGGCAGCAGAAGCGGATGGCTGGAACACCGGATCACCACAGCCGCCGGCAATACCAAGGAACTGCTGATCCTGCTGGAGATCGATGGGTTCCCGATCGCCAACGACTACGGCTTCAAGTTCCAGTTTGCGCCGTGATTGCTACCGCAGGTTTCAAATTTTGGGGCTGAAGTGTCAGAATATGCGGGTTTACACTACCCTGACGCGGAAACAGTGAAAAAATGACCGAGAAAACCTTAAAATCACGAGTGGGCGGCGCTCGCCCCGGCTCCGGCCGAAAGCCGGGAACGAAGAACTCCGCGACGATTGCCAAGGAAGCGTTGCTCGAAGAGGTCATCGCCCGTGCCATCCAAGACGAGACGACCCCGCTGGAAGTCATGCTGACGATCATGCGCGACCCAGCCAGCCCTGCTGCCATGAAGTTCGAAGCTGCGAAGGCCGCTGCGCCGTACGTGCATCCGCGCCTGTCTCAGGTGGATTCGAGAGTGACCCGAGTGAATGACGTTTCAGAGCTTACAGTCGAACAGATCGACCGACTTCTCGCTGAACGACTTGTTGCGGGAGAAGCGGCGCATCCTCAGAGCCAGGACGGGGCTTCTCCCGTTCACTGAATACACGTTTCCCCAATATGAAGCGGCAGAGCATCACCGCCTGATCTGCGAGAAACTGGAAGCCGTAGAGCGCGGCGAGATCGACCGGCTCATGATCTTCATGCCTCCGAGGCATGGCAAGTCTGAACTGGCCTCCAAACGGTTCCCGGCGTGGTATCTGGGGCGCAACCCTGACCGGCAAGTCATCGCCGCAAGCTATAACTCGGACCTCGCCACTGATTTCGGCCGGCAGGTTCGCAACATCTTCCGCGAACAGCGGTTCCAGAACGCCTTTCCTGAGACATCGCTTGCAGAGGACAGCCAAGCAGCAAACCGCTGGAACACGAACAAGGGCGGATCTTATGTGGCAGTTGGCGTTGGCGCGGCTGTTACGGGCCGGGGCGCGCACGTCCTGCTTCTGGACGACCTGATCAAGGACCGCGAGGAGGCCGACAGCGAGAACCGGCGCAACCTCATCTGGAACTGGTTTACCTCGACGGCCTACACCCGCCTGATGCCTGGCGGTGCCATCGTGGTCATCATCACACGCTGGCACGAGGACGACATCGCAGGCCGCCTGCTTGAGGCAGAGGCAAAGGGCGGCGACAAATGGGACAAGCTGATCCTGCCGGCCATCATGAGCGACGGAAGCGCGCTCTGGCCTGACCGCTACGACATTGACGCCCTGAACCGCATCAAACGCGCCATCGGCCCAAGGGACTTCTCAGCCCTCTACCAGCAAGAGCCCGCACCAGACGAAGGCACCTTCTTCCAGCGCCACTGGTTCGAGCGCCACGGCAAAATCGACGAGCCGCATCACTTCTATTTGTGCTCAGACTACGCAGTAACGGACGGCGACGGGGACTACACAGAACACGGCGTGTTCGCGATCGGAGCGAGCGGCAAGATATACCAGGCCGACTGGTGGCACGGGCAGACAAGCTCGGACGTGTGGATCGACGAGCTGCTGCGCCTGATCAAGAAATGGAAACCCATCTGCGCATTCGGCGAAGCTGGCGTGATCCAGAAGGCCATCGAGCCGATGCTCAGACGCAGGATGATCGAAACAGGCACGCGCTGCCGGATGGAATGGCTCTCGTCCATCCATGACAAGGCGACACGGGCAAGGGGTTTTCAGTCACGGTCTGCAATGGGCGAAGTGAGCCTGAAAGACGACGACACAGGCGAGCGGGTGCTCAATCAACTGATCGCGTTTCCCGCTGGCAAGCATGATGACGCGGTGGACGTGTGCGGAATGATCGGCCGGGCGCTTGATATGGCTCACCCGGCCATCGTGCCGCTCGACAAACCCAAGGCCAAGACGTTCTCGGACTACCGGGGCGCTAACACAGGAGGCGGAGATTCATGGCGAATTTAGCTGCCATCCAGCCAATGGAAACTACCCAGCCCGAGTTCGAGGGCAAGGGCATCGCGGCCTATAAGCGGTGGGTCCGCAACGCAGAAGAAACCCACAGCGAAGCGCGCAAGCTCTCGCACCGCGACCGCGACTGGTACGACAACTATGACGATGGCCAATGGGATGAGCGCGAGAAGCAGATCCTGCTGAGACGCGGCCAGCCGATCGTCACGATGAACCGCATCAAGCGCAAGGTCAATTTCCTGTGCGGCATCGAGCAGAAGGCCCGCTCGGATCCGAGAGCCTATGCAAGGAAACCGCAGAACGAGCGCCAGGCCCAAATCGCAACGGACGTGCTGGACTACATCGAGAACGCTGTCCGGTTCGATAAGGTAGCAAGCGAGAGCTTCCGGGGCATGTGCATTGAAGGCATCTGCGCTGTGGATGTTTGCTATGAGCAAGGCTCCGGCGCTGAAGGCATTGACTGCAAAGAGATCGACTTCGACCAGTTCTTCTATGATCCGCGCAGCAGACGGCGCGACTTCTCAGACGCTCGTTATCTCGGATACCATAACTGGTATGACCTCGACGACGCTTTGCAAATGTTCAAGGACAGCCCAGAGGCTGAAGCTGCCCTGAAGGGCTCCCTCGCCGGCGAGACCACAGACGAGGGCGCAGACGACAAGCCGCGGTTCCGCTGGGGCGACAGTGAGCGGCAGCGTGTCCGCGTTGCATGCGTCTACTGGAAGGACGCAGAGGGCGGCTGGAACTATACCTACTTCAGCGGCGGCGGCATCCTTGAGGAAGGCCCAAGCACGTACCTTGACGACAAGGGCAAGACGGACTGCCCGATCATTGCAGCGTCTGCCTATGTGACACGCGAGAACGAGCGCTACGGCGTAGTCCGGGACATGATCAGCCCGCAGAGCGAGATGAACTATCGCCGATCAATGTCGCTGTTCCTGATCAAGAACCGGCGCGTCTGGGCAAGCACGGGCGTGTTTGGACCAGAGCAGAACGTGAAGGAAGAAGTTGCACGGGCTGATGCCGTCCTGATTGCCAACGGGCAGTTTGGGGTCGAGTGGGGGTTCATCGAGAGCCAGGCCGAGATTGCGCAGAACTTCGAGCTTCTTCAGGACGCTAAGGCCGAGATCGACGCACAGGGTCCGAATGCAGGGCTTCAGGGCAGAGGTGTAGAGAACCAGTCCGGCCGCGCCATCCTTGCCCAGCAGAACGCGGGCATGGCCGAGGAAAATACTATCTTCGACACGCACAATGACTGGAAGCTGCGGGTTTACCGCGCGATGTGGTCGAGGGCGAAACAGTTCTGGCAGGAACCGATGTTCATCCGCATTGCGGATGGTGACGCACCGGGCGGAGCGAAGTTTACGCCGGTCAACCAGCCGGATCCGGAGCAGATGCAGCAGATGCAGCAAGGCATGCCTCCGATGGGTATGCCGGGCCAGATGCCGGGAATGATGCCTGGCATGCAGATGCCTGAGCCCATCGACATGAACCGCCTCGCAGAAATGGACGTGGACATCGTGATCGAAGCGGCTCCGGACATGATCACGCTCCAGCATGAGGAATTTGAGAAGCTGACGATGGCAGTGCAGGCCGGGGTACCAATCCCGCCGGATGTCATTCTCGAAGCCTCGCAGATCAAGGGCAAGAAGAAGCTCGTGGAGCGGATGAAGGAAGAGAACGGCCTTCAGGCACAGCTCCAGCAGGCGATGCAGCAGATCGAGCAGATGCAGAAAGCCTTGCAGGCCCAGGACGCACAGAAGGCGCAGGCCGAAGCGCAGAAGGCTCAGCTTGAAATGTCCCGCCTGCAAATGGAGACACAGGCCGAGGGCCAACGTTCGCAGATCGAGCTTCAGAAGGAAGGCATGGCTGCGCAGATCAAGGGCGTCGAGCTGGAGATCAAGCAGGCCGAATTGCAACTGAAGCAGCGCGAAATGGGCCTGAAGGCCGAAGAGATGCAATTGCGCCGCGAAGAGATGATCATGAACGCCCAGATGGGCGAGCAGCAGGCAACCGTCGGCAGGGAGCAGGCTGGCCGGCAGGACAGGACCGGCGAGGCCTTGGGCATGGGCCTGCAAGCCCTCGCACAGGCCATGAGCAAACCAAAGACCATCAAACGCGGGCCGGACGGCCGGGCAATCGGAGTTGAATAATGTCTAAGGGTAACACGTTCGAAAACGACCTCCTACTTTTGATCTTCAACGGCACCGGCATCGCCAACATTGCAGACAACGCAGCCTCGTCGCCGCTGACGAACCTTTACGTTTCGCTGCATTCGTCCGACCCCGGAGAAGCGGGCAACCAGACGACCAACGAGGTGGCTTATACCAGCTATGCGCGTGTCGCTGTCGCTCGCTCTGGGTCGGGCTGGACGGTGACGGGCAACGCAGTGACCAACGCTGCCTTGATCCAGTTCCCGCAGTGTACGGGGTCGAGCGTCACTGCCACACACTTCGCCATCGGCACGGCAGCATCCTCGACGGGCAAGATATTGTACAAGGGCGCGTTGAGTGCCTCGCTGGCGATTAGCTCGGGAATACAACCACAATTCGGGGCCGGTGACCTCGACGGCACGGAAGACTGATGCCGATCATCATCCACTATCGATGCCCCGAATGCGGGATAGAAGTGCGCGCCGAAGACGGCGAGGCGCATCGGGCGTGTCTGTGCGTGGGTGAATACGAGGCGGTGATCGAGAACCCGCCGGAGCCAGAAGAATGACGGGGTTTCTCAATCACCGTGAGCTGATCGAGGCCGTCGAGGGCGGGCAGACGACCGTGTTCGGGTTCCGCAAGGCACCGACGCAGGTGACGGGCACGAACATCTGGTTCGACCTGTCGATGTCGCCGGGTAATCCGAACCCGAACTATTACGCGGCGTCACCGCTGGTGTCCAAGCGGCTGGCGCAATCAAGTGACGGCGGCATCTACCACGGGGCATCGCCTGGCGCTGGCAGGACCAAGCACCTGCGCCGCCTGATGGCGCTGGTCTCGACGCCGACCACTGCTTTGCCCCTGCCGATGATCCTCTGCGATTACCTGCTGTACTATCCTTTCGTGGACATGAGCAGCACGGACGCGCAGATCATGACGCAATCGGAGAGCCTTTCAAGGTACACGGACGGCGCCGGGGTCCAGATGATGGCGGTCGAGGTGGCATCGCAGATCGGCGGCGTTGAGTTCAATGTGCAGTACACGAACAGCGCGGGTGTTGCTGGCCGGGTCACGCCGACAGTCCGGTGCAACACGCAAACGTCTGTGGGTACGATCATCACGACAGCCGCAGCAACGGCTGGATGCGCTGGGCCGTTCCTGCCGCTCCAGGCGGGTGACACCGGGGTGAGATCGATTGAAGCCTGCACGTTCCTTACGGGCGATGTGGGGCTGGTGTCGCTCGTGCTGGTCAAGCCGCTCGCAACGCTGGGGGTCTATGACCTGCAAGCCCCTGCGGAAAAGGACTTCGCGCTGGATAATCCGGCAACCCTGCCTCGGATCGAGGACGACGCATACCTGAACCTGATCTGCTTACCATCGGGGTCAATCGCGTCGGGGCAAATCTTGGGCACAATCGAAACGGTTTGGAATTGAAATGGCTGGCTTTTCGTCTCTTGATAACCTGATCAGCAACGTGTCCAACTCGGGCAAGTTCTTCAGGGCTGACTGGAACAAAAACCACGCGACCGCTGGTACGGTCGTCGCAGGTTCGTGGCAATCGCTGCTGACCGGCGCAGGCAACCCGCCTGCTAACACGCTGGTCGGTTCGGGTGTGACGCTTGTCGAAAAGCCCCTGTACGATTTCCAGTCAACGCATGGCAGCATCCAGCACGGCGGCGCAGTCGCAGCAGCGTACACGGATTACAAGGTTCTCCTGAATGCCAGCGCCTACAGCGCAGCGGCAACGACGATGCCAGCGGTGGCGATGCTGTGCGATTTCATCTCCAGCACGACACTGACGAACGCGACCATTTCAACGACGGGCACGAAGACGCTGGCGAACACTGAAAACGTGACGTTCTCGTCCTCGTCGGGCCTGCTGATGACGACCGTCAACGATTACGACACGTTCACGCCCGTGCGTTTCACGACGACAGGCGCGCTGCCCACCGGCCTCGCAATCAACACCACGTATTGGACGATCCGCGTTTCGGCGACGACCTCGCGCCTTGCCACATCACTGAGCAATGCCATTGCCAGCACAGCCATTGCGTACACGGATGCGGGGTCGGGAACGAATACGCTGACGTTTTATAACCCGCGCTATGGTGACGGGGCAGGCGTGCAAGCGTTCCTCGTGGCCAGCACAGCGGGCACAGCGGGGACGACGACGTTCCAGCTGACCTACACCAACTCGGCTGGCACAGGCTCGCGCACGACGCCGTCCAGCCCTGCGCTGCCGACGAACAACGCGACGGCGCCGATCTTCGGCATTCCGTACAGCGGGACAGGCTCGGGCAAGTTCGGGCCGTTCATGCCGCTGGCTGCGGGAGATGGCGGCATCAGGTCGATCCAGAACATTATCCTGGCGTCGTCTGGTGTTACGGCTGGGGTCTACAACCTCGTGAAGGCTCGTCCGCTGATGACGCTGCCCATGACGACACTGGGCGTAGCGGCAGAGCGCGATCTGGTGAACCAATTGCCATCGATGCCGCGCATCTATGACGGGGCCTGCCTTGGCTGGCTGATCTATGCGGGCGCGGCCATTCCGAACAACTCGGCCTTTTACGGGCATCTGGATTTTGGCTGGAGCTGATGGCGCTGCTCGGTAATTATACCCTCGCGTCAAAGTCGCCGGGCCGCTCGTTCGGGGGAAATTCGACAGCGCACGCTTCGGGGCTTGGGCAATTTACCCCGCAAGCCCCTTCGATGTGGAGCAATGCAGGGCCTAGACGAAACTTCGCCTTGCAAGACCTGGCAACGACGGCGCGGGTGCTGACATCAAGGCCCGAAGGTTATGCGGGCGCCGGATACATGCTGCCGATCACGGGCGGCGGGATTTCCTCGCACAACGCCGCCAACGGTGTTATAGCATGGTCAGGAGCCATTGTAGCAGGCCGCAATATTGCGGGCACGTTTGACGGGGCGGCAACATTTGAAGGCACAGGCGCGCTTGTGGTGTCCGGTGTCGGCACATTCGCCGGGGTGGCGACGTTTGAAGGCAACGTCACGGCAGCCCTGAATGGCACAGCAACATTTGACGGCATTGCAGCGTTCACCGGCACGCTGCTCGCCAAGGGCAACATGACCGGCCAGTTCGCTGGCGAAGCAACCTTCACCGGCACAAAGCGCGGGGCTGGGTTCCTGTCTGGCACGTTTGCCTCGGCGGTCATTCTGGAGGCGCAGGCGTTCTCGACGTACCTGCTCGACTCGGAAGACATTGAAAGCGGCCTGACCCTGAGACAGGCGCTGCGCCTTGTGGCAGCGG